GCAGTCCTTCTATGCCCAACTACACTAGCCAATGTAGGCTCTGTCCCAACGTTAGATGAGTTAAATTGATTTGAATATATTGTTTTATATCCGCCTGTAAACGCTGGGTTTTGTATTTTAATTATTGCGTTGGCGTTCTCATTTGCGTTTAATCCACATAAACAAGTTGCTCCACCAACGGCAAATTGCGCGGCTTGGTTCCCATTTGCAGACAACGATCCAGAAGATACTAAAACAGAAGCATTATAATGATAATCTGTTGCACCGCTATCGTAAGAAACACCTGTATTCGATGTTGTTCTAAGGAATATTTCTGTGTTATCTGTGGCTGGGATTAAATTTATAATCTCTAAAATATAAGATTTGTACGTGCCATTAAACACAACACCACCAACACCATTGACGAAATCAACAGAAGCAACAGGTGATGATACGGTTGTTGTGGCGATTAAAGTAAGCCCTATATTCCCACCTGATACAGCCGCCCCACTCGCTCTCTGATACGTAACCACACGCCAATTAGCACCACTAATATGCACGCACTCCGCGACATCACCAGCAGCCGTTGTAATACTTGCTCCGCCTGGGAGGATCAACGATGTCGCATTATGAGTTAAAGTCAAGGCACCGGAAAATACAACCCAGATATGCTTACGCGCAAAAGAAGCAGGTGTTCCGAAAGATGTAATTGTTGTTGTGCCGGTAACTGTAACAAAGTCGCTATCCGCAGCAGAAATAGCGGTAGTTGTTGCAGACGCGATGTTTGTTCCCAACGATGCTAATACCGATCTGTTATTCCAAACACCAGCATTGTAGACCAAAGCATCGCCATTTTGAGGAGATGTTAGGGATACGTTTATAGAAGAACCCAAAGACGCCAACGTCACGGCAGAAGGTTTACCCAAGGCGTCAAACGAGAGAATGGCATTAGCCCTTGCGACGCTATTTGGGATAGTTCCAATGGACGCGGGAGGGTCAGTTGTTTCAAACTTTAAAGCGTAATCTGTCAACGCTTTAGTTTGCTGCGCCATGATAACTGATTTATCAAAGCCAGTCTCGATCGTCGCGGCTGGAAACGCTGTGTTCTCCTGATAGTCTTGGCCTTGTGTGTAAGGAATAGCACATTCAATAGTGATGCGAACCGTGCTTGCTGGCGCCGACACAAATGTCACATTACCCGTAGAGCCTGATCCACCAGACACAGAATAATCAGTTGGTGATGTCAAAGTCGTCGTCGCGCCTGTTGCAATTACAGTGCTTTTTACAATCAAATCCGTTGAGTTGTAGAACTCATACGGAAACGGAAAAACGGTTGTAACACCGTTCCCATTGTATTGCACTGGAGCGTATGTGGATGAAATGGTCATGGTGTTTATTTTACCTTATTTTCCTGCTGGTGCCAAGTATTCTTTGAAAGCGTTACCTAAAATTGGAAAGTTATTCATCGGCATAACTCGCATAATGGACTGCGCTGCCTGACTTGATGTGTCATTAACATCGAACCCAGCTTTTGCCTCTAATGCCTGTACTCCGTAGTATCCTCCACGGAACACATCGTTCAACATCCCAGCAGCAGGTCCCATGAAACCTTCCAATGCTGTGCGCTTGTCGTAGAATTTAGAGCCGCCCAATGGCTCAACACCGTTCATTTTCATAATATGACCAGCTACCGGATTTAACACTTCTGAAAAAATACCACCAATAGCAGTATCGACACCAGAATACAAAGCAGCTATCGGATCTACGTTTGATATATCTCTGCCAGCCATTGATTCTTTTGCCAATGTGACCATCACACCAACACCAGACATCATCGCAAAAGTTGATAATGTTTTAGCGTCAGCTTTTTGAAGCATAGGTAGCATATAATTTTGCGTAGCAAGAATGGGCCATGATTTAAATTGCATAACCAAGCTCATTGCAGGATGCATCATAATATGAGGTAAATCACCAGTGCGTGAAACAAGATATGTTCTACGTAAGTCACGGTCCAAAGCGACTTTAACGCGGTACCCGATTTCCTTATTTGCAATCTTGTCAAGGTTCAAAAATACAAGCCCAGATTCTTCGTGTAAAATCGGCTCCAACTCTTTGAGAAAAGATGAAGCCTCGTGCTTCCCAATGCCCAAATAAGCAAGGTTTTCTAAATCTTTATTAGATAATTTACCGGATGCCATTTTTCGTAGGTTACGAATTAACATTGTTTGTTGCGTTAGACCTGCAACAGATCTAATAAATGAATCATAAAACACTTGCCCGTTTAATCTTTGCCCCCATTTACGAGCGAAGCCCAAATAATTTTCACCCTTTACAAGTGCTTCGCCAATTCCGCCACCAGAAGTAAGCGCAGCGTATTGCATATCGTTCAAGGTTAATTCAAATGCGCGACCAGTTCCTTGCAGGTCTTTTGTCCCCATCTTCCACCCTTCTCTAGTAGACAGGAACTTAACAGCATCTTTAATCGTCGGCATAACTTCCATCATGTTATGCGTCATAAATATAGCAGGAAGCTCTGGAAGCGAGCCCATAACAACATTACCAAGTTTAGCTAGACCAGTCATAACTTTTGCGGCTGCGATAGTTGATGCAGCTGCACCATATTTTTGGTAAAAGTCTTTTGCGTATGTTCCCTGCATTTGCTCGACAGCCGCTGTGAAATCTTTTTCCATGCGTCCAACATTATCAAGAAGTTTAGTTGCACCTTCATAATCACCGGCATTACGCATCTTTGCTGCTCGAACATCGTACTTCTCACGGATAGCTTTAAACGCCACATCTGTTTTATGTGTGCCAAATTTTTTCTTCAACCCAACAGCAAGTCCGTGTTGATTAAAGTAATATGAATTTAATATCTGTGGGTTTGTTTCGGCCCACTTGGCAAAGTCAACTGGGTTTAGAAGGCGTCTATTCCAAAAGCCAGGCTTGTCGCGCATACGCCCAAACCCAACAAAATCAGCGTATCCTGGGAGCCCGCTTGTCCAACGCGTCAATGCTTGGTCAGCCCACGCTTTTGCAGACTCCTCAACATCATCTATAGCGACACGTAATTGGCGTGTCTGCTCCATGAGGTCGTCCATCATGGCTTGATATTCAGCGTCGTCTTTAAATAATTTATTAGCATTATCAATGCGTCTGTTACCGGTTTCAGCAGGTAGTGTGCGGGCTTTCTTAGGCGCACGCTCCATGCCCTCAAGAGCAGGGCTCTGTAATGAAACCTGATTATCATAGACACGCTTAACTCCAATCGTGTCGGCTTTAATGCCAGCTTTAGACAATTCTTTAACTCGGTCTTTAACCTGTTTTGCAGCAGATATAATTTCTTGATCTGTCAACTCTGAATTATTACGTGCAAATTTAAAGAACTCGCTTTGCTTGTCTTTTGAATTAAGATTATAAAGAGCATAATCAAAGTCAGAGTCGAATTTTACGGTGTAATCTTTGCCACCAGCTTTTACCTTAACATCTGGTTTTTCACCAGCAAACTTTGGCTGATGCAATACTTTTTCATTTGCGCCACCGAAACCAGTTGATCCTTCAACAATATCATCAAGGTTGACACCTCTTTGATTTGCAAACTGCATAATCTGAAATTCACGTTCAGCTTCTGTCGCCTTCATTAGGTTTTCTAATGAATTAACGCCGCCTTGTAGTTTGTTTTGAATTTCGACCATACGTTTTTGAGACGCATCTTTCAACGCTTGATGCAATCCAACTTGATCGGCAATACCTTTATCTTTGTTTGTGAGAAGCGGAAATGAGTAACCTTCTATATTACCGTATTCTTCTCCAAATCCTAATTGGTCCGCTTCTTCTCGCGTAGATTTCATCAATTTCTTTTGAGCAATAATAGCGTCAATTACACCAGCAGATTGTGGGTTCTCTTGTTTCAATCTTTGTATCGTTACATCATCAAGATCTTTTGTGCCTTGCGCCAAAATGTAAAATTCAGTTTCAGCGGCTTGCCGATCAATATTCTTAACTTTCATCAACTCTCTAATTGATTGTTCTGTTGTGTAAGTTGTAGGCAAATGAGAATTTGAAACAGTATGATGTATTTCAGCCAAGCCTTCACGGAAGGCTTTTCCTTCTGTAGTCAGGTTTAATCTCACAGTTGGCTGCCCATAGATGTCGGCATAATCTTTAACCATATCAACATCTTGGAAATACACCCCACGATTACGCGGCCCAAGCAATCCAGCCGTTGCTTTTGTAAATGGAGCCAAGTACGAATTTCCTTGTAGCTTAATGTCATCAGCTGTTAGCTTTTCAGTGAATCCGGCACGTGCAGCACCGGCACTGTCATCTGCCATGTCATCAAATACCTTTGTATCTGGCTTTTCCGATGACACGCGCTTTAATGAGCTTGTTGATTTTAAATGTTGATATGTCCCAAAAGCACCGCCTAATATACCAGCAAACAACGTTGTTGTTATAATGGCGTTTGTGCTGTCTTCTTGTGTCCTTGTCGGATCAAGTTCACGGCGCATAATTTCATCAACACCTTGAAATGCTGCACCACCAAGTAATGCTTCTCCCGTTGTTTTTAAGATAGATATGTTGTTTTTTGGGGCTAAAGACACCATTGGCATACGAGACGTCATCAATGTCTGATCTATAGCTCTATCAAAATTACCTAATGCAATTGCTCCAATTGTATTTTTTTCAGCAGCTATGTTTGCTGATCTTGCCGCTAACTTCGCTCTTGCTGATATAACCGCACCAGGTACAACGGTTGACGCAACAAACACAGGGTCACCAATTGTCGATGAAATCAAATCAGCAACAACTCCGCTGTATCCAGAGTTTTCAACAACGTTTTTTGATTTGTTTACAAAAGCTCTTTTAGCTGACCAGGCTTGGGCGTCGGCGTACGAGTGGACATCTTCAAAATATGTTTCAGCTTCTTTTAAAGACGCGCCTGATTGCATAAAATAATCGGACTTATTAAACCCTTTATTTAGCTGGTCATAATTTACTTGTTGTTTTGCTTTTTCTGTGTTGTCATCTAGGACATCATAGACAAACTGACCGATAGGAGACCCGCCCTCAAGGACAGTCGTCATTGCATCCAAAACGCTATATTCTTGCTTTGGTTTAGATATTGCTGTATTTGGTATTTCAAAGTTGTATGGTTGATCTACGCCATTAATATCACGCTCTGTCGGCTTTGATTCAGTGCTTCCATATCTGACTTCATTTTTTCTTATAATCATTTAGCTAATGTCTCCACAAACTTTTGCGGTGTACCGAATAGCGTGTCTTGAAATGGTAATCGTTTATCCGTTGCATAATTTAATTTAGATGTTCTTATGTTTGGGTACACTTTACCAGACGAATCTGTTACTGGTATGACTGCCCCCATTTCATCCTGCATCATAATTCTGTATGTTGGCTGGATCATTTCCCCATCTTTTGCTATTTGTCCCCTAAAAGCATATTCTTGTTTTGTTACAAGGTCAGGCTGTATGATGTACTTTATTTTGTCATTATATGCCCCAATGGATTTTATAGCAGGTATCACAGCAACTGCTTCAAAACTACTGTCTTTTACGCCAGGGTACAGCATACTGGGGGCGAAATTCATTGGTTCACCTTTGTAGAATCCCACATTACGTTGTGCATCTTTAGCAGCTAAAGCTCGTGCGTTGCCAGGTGATTCTCCCATAGCGCGTGCGTATATATAGTTATTCTCAAAAGATGATATTTCATCAGCAGATGGGGTATAACCATAAACAGATTCAACCCATGGAATACCCCAATTTCTTTGGTCATACAGATAAGCAGACGCAGATCCGCCTGCTTTTTCAAATTCTTTTAACGTATCTTTTGAAAAGTTATCTAGTTCTTTCCCAGTCGGTATTGCTTTCATAGCACGAAGAACTTGATCCACAGCAGATGAGTCAGGCATACCAGCTTCAATGCGTGCGTTAATTAAATCCATTGCTACACGTGTCTGTGCGTCTAGTTTCATTTGGGCAGTTTTGGGAGCGTCTTTATACACTTTTGCTATTTCAGACACAGTTGTTTTATCTGATTGCGACATACGGTCTGGATCAGCAAACACCATGTTTTTCATTTGGTTTGTAAATTGCGGTCCAAATTGACCTGTCTTATTAGCCATATCAATTTGAGATTCGTAGAAAAACTGCTGCCCGGCGTCTGGGTTTGCTTTTTTAATTTCATTCGCTTTTTGTATGTAGGATGTTTCAAGCACACCCATCTGTTTTTCAGATAAAGCAGTCGGTGCTGTCGCAAATAGTTGTTGCGCCCCGATAATAGCGTTATGCTCCTCAACTTTTGTCATTAAAGGGCCACGGGCTTTAATATAATCTTCTGCCAAAATCTCTTTCTTATTATACTGCTCGTCAAGAACAGATAACGCCTTATTCGGATCTGTTTGAGCTATAAACCCAACTCCCTCAACTTTCATGCTTGAGACATCAGACATAATCATAGCCTGTGCTTTGCCTTGGGACATTGCGCCAACAGCAGTAAGTTTAGAATAAATAGCAGGGATTTCTTTTGCGATTTGATCGGCGGTTTTTGTGTCCCCAGCTAAGTTTGCCCGACGCCATGCTTCCATTTTCTGCGCCTTTAAAAGTTCAGCAGAGCCTGTAGCATCACTTTGTCTCCGCGCCTGCACAGCATTACGCAACTGTACCGTGTGGCCCAATCCGTAACGTTTGTATTCAGCCTGGAAACGTTCTGTAACATTTGGGTCATCACCCATAGCTGGCATGTACTTAGCCAGTGTCTCATTAAACGTCTTTTGGTATTTGGTCTCGGCATCGGCGTAGGCGCCACCGTTTTGAATAGCGTCAATCATCTTAGAGTGAGCGTCTTCGAGTTCATATTTAATAGCGGAGTCGGCTTTGAACCGTTCTGTCTTGCGTTCTTGATCGAGTTGCGCCTCTCTATACTTACTATATGTCTGCAACCCGTCAGCAATTTGACCTAACGTGTCTGTACGAATATCGGCAACACCATTGTATTGGGGGGCGTTTGCGCTTATTTGTGGATCATATATTGGAATTTTCATTAGTAACCACTCATTGATCGGGAGCCATAATTAAGATACGGACCATACGAAGAGGAACTCATTTGCGCCCCAGCAATTTGACCCATACTATTGCTGCCCGCGTTTGCTGCAAACCCACTCGCGCCACTTGCAGCTCCTCCCGCAGCACCTCCAAACATCGTCATAGCTCCATTTTGAAAACCTGAAAGTAAAGCAGATCTGCTCTTCCCGTATAATTGTTTTTTCTTCATCTGCCCTTCATACGCAGTATTTGCAATATTAAGATTCTTGTCATATTCCAGAAGTGCCTGATCCATGACAGATTGTTGAGATGTATCCGCAAATAGACTATCAAATGACCCTAATGTCGCACCCGATCCAGCGGCTGTAACCGTTTGTTTACCAGCAAATTGTTCTTGTTGGCGAGTCAACCTATCTTTATCAATATTAAATTTTTGTTGTTGATTAAAAATATTGGCGTCGGTTTCTCGTTTTGTTGCTTGCGCCATCGCTGCAAGTTCTTTTGATTCTTTAATTCCTTTAGCAACTTGCGTAACCGCCATTACTGCTAATACTGGTGCTACACCCATTTTATAATCCACCATTCATTATTTTCATCATAATCATGACTGTATTTAAACCCGAGGCAGTCCACCATGTGACGAGTCCATGGTTTCTGCTTATCTATTATATGCGATATTTGTTTATATTCCAAGAGGTTTAGGTAATTTTGCCAGAATATCTTAAAGTGCTTGTAATGAATTGGTCGGAACCCAACACCAAATAATGTCCAAGTCCAGAATATCCCTGGTTCATGTTCCATCAGGCCCATAATCAAAACACAATCAAGAAAATCAAACATAGCCGCTTGGTGTGGAGGAAACCCATCTGAGAACATATCTATCGTGGATTCCATCGCCCATGCTTGCAATGGAATTGGCTTAAAATCATGTAGCGTTTGAGTGTCTAGCGGCTTAAACCTAATCATTTATAACCAGCTCTTGTGCAATATAATTGATCGTCAGGTTTGTCGGCCAAGTGTGTTTAATTTCAATAATACCTTCTTGGTCGTAATCCATTGGAGGTTCTGTCTCCAATACACCCGTGAACAAATCGGGGCCTTCATCGAGGTCATGCGTACCGCCACCAAATGGGACGACTTGGGACACGGTGTTAATCATATTATTAACAATAAGCCCGATCGTTTCCGTAAGATAGAAGAATAACTTATGAGTACGGCGCACGTTACCTGCAATTGTACCGAACTGTTTTACCTCTATTGGTAGAGTACGCATTATAGCGTTATACGGAAGCCCTACGTGAATCTTTGACGCGAAGGCTGTGATTACCACCTCACCAGAAGAAACCTCATCCTGACCTGCGTAATAGCCATCAGCGAGGATCGAGACTGTCTCACCTTCTAACCACGTTAGGCCCGTCACATTCATCGTGGCTACTGACCATGAGCCAGAAGCAATTGGAGATACAGATGGAAAGTCAGATGTGATAGTGGCTGTAACAACAGTCCCGGACGAATACCCCGTAATTGTCGCTTTCGCTGTACCAGACCGGATTTGGTCCCCAACCATGGAAGCTGTGAACACAGATGATCCAGCTGTGAACGTAACACCTACCCCAGTCGTGGCTCCTGGTGTCAATGTCGCGTCTAAATAACCATCGTAAGTAGCACCACAATCAACAAAAAACGCGCTGTCTTTACCATTGTTCGCTCCGTCAAAATAATCAGTGATGTATTCGACAGTTTGAACAGTTGATCCGTTAATGGTACGTTGAACAATCAACCAAGCGTCATCACCATTCTTGTCTGGTTTAGGGATGCACGCTACTGATTTAACAACAGTATTGGTCCCACCAAGTTTGTGACGGTGCCAACCCTCAACTTTTTGGTCGCGCTCATACGAGAAGCCAAGTAAATCACCGTCGTTTAAAACCGCCCACAATGTTGGATCTGGCTCATCTTGGAAGTCAGAATCGACAATACCAGAGTGAGTAATATGGTCGTTGAAAATGGTCACGTCACGGCTTATGAAACTGTCAATTCCAAAGTCATAATTTAACTCACGCTGTTTTAAAGCAGACCGTGACGTGTACAGAATAGCCGAACCAACTCGGTGAGCCCTCACATTTTGGGCAGATCCAGTCTTAGATTCGCGCTTGATGGTAACGTTTGACGGAGTTACGGGCGCGTAGGAACTCGCAGTTCCTCCCGTCATAGAATGCTCACCACCAGCCGTCCCAATCATTAGGATGCGCCCGGAGGACAGCCAGCGTATATCGTTTACTTGGTCATCTCCAATGGTGTAGACAAATCCGTTTGAATCGACAACAGTACCAGTCGCATTTGTTGGAGAGAACTTAGCGTTTGTGCCAAACCCGCCAGTTTCAGTTGCAAAAAGTGTCGCTGGATAATTGGCGGTATTTGCCATTATAAGGCGCTGTTCGTAAATAGTCCCGACAGAAGGCCACCCTTGTGTCCCTCCAAAATATCCGAATGCCCAGTTTGTTGTTGCGCCAGTTGTTGTAAATGTACTGTTCACCGTCGCGTTGACAACCGTCCCAGAAGTATACCCAGTAATTGTTGCCCATCCCCAGTTATTGGATGATATTTTTAGACGAACTTGTCTGCCAACGTCACCGGCGACAAATATAGATGTGGACGCCGTTAATGTAATGGAGCCAGTAGCAGCAGACGGGTTAATCGTCGTAGCAGTCGCGTTTGCTGGCAAAAATGGCCCATCTTCAAACGTAAGCGTGTTTATCGTCCAAGATGTGTCCGATGTCCGTGTAATGACACGTGTTTGGTAATCTTTGTGGAATACGTACAAACGGTCAAACGATTGGACAAATTTAAGTTCACGTACAACAGTTGAAGGCCACGGCGTAACTAACTCATACGCGACACCAGGCGACGACTCTACAACACCCCGATTACGGTAAAACCGGAAATATAAATCCCCTACCTCAATGACGTAGTTTTGGACAGTTGAGAACTTGAACGGAATCAAAATTGTCGTATCCGCGCTGTCCTTGACAGTTGATACGTAATAGGTCCCCGGACGCTTTGTAACAGCCCCTTGTGGGAACGGCAACATATTTACAGAATATTTAAGTGCATTGTAGTAGGCGTCGATGTCAACTCGGCCTACAATACGAGGGGAAATCTCCCCTCGGTTAAAAACAGACTGTATGTATTTAAACGGTCGTCCCATTTAGTTATGCGCCCTTAGGAATACCTCGGATATGAACGCCTGACCATCTTGCTCTGTTGACCCAGCGTGTGCTGCTCTAATTATAGCTGCTTGCATTTCATTTGCCAAGTTTCCTTTTGTGCTTTCCGACTGAACCAACGCATTGCACATTTCGTGAGCAAGATAAAGAGAAAAAGCTTGAACAAACAAAGGGTCATATAGAGATTCATCTTCAATCTTCGCAATGTAAACAATGTTTAAAACGGTTGTGTCAGCAACAATTTTATTGCCTTCTACAAACCAACGCCCGTAAGAAGTTTGGTAATCCATATCGGTGCCAACAACACGCAGACAATCTGTTGGCAACTGAAAATAATTACCGCCATCAAATAACGGCTGGTCAACCAATGGCGCTAGGACGGCGCGTTTTCTAGCGAATTTCCACAAGTGTGAACGTAGTAAAGCATCGCGTGTTGGCCCGTAAAACAGGCGGCAATATAATGCGTTTTTTGAATTTTCATCGTTAATGTCAGTAATAAACGATGTCGAGCCAAGTTTGCCTATGGCTAGATTACATATTTCTACTTGAGATGACATGGTACCTCCAAAGAAAATAGCGATAGCTCGCTAACCGCACCACTCAAGCAGGTGCCGCTGTAAGCCCGGAGGTCTCGGGCTTATTCTACGACGTACGTAACAACGATACGCAGCGTACCAGAAGCAGGTAACGAAGCTGCTGCAACGGTCAACAACAACTGCTCTGCAGTCGTGATTTCCGTCAACAACGCGGCTTGGTTGACTTGTACTGTGCGGCTGTTTGCAGTTGTTACTGCGGCAGCGTTAATGTACTTAGCTGTCGTACCAGAAATACCCAAGGCCAGCGTTGCTGAACCCGTGGTAACTGATGTAACGAAATAAGCATCGAGAACGCGAGCACCAACTGGCAGCAAGCCACCAGTGATGCTGTACGAGCCTGCGGCGTCTGTTGCGTATGTGAAAGTCTCGGAAATCACACGGACAACACCGCCGGTAGCGTGCGGACCAACCTTGGTAGGCGGGGCCGCGTTTACGAGGGGGAAGTTTACTGCTGGCATGGTTATTCTCCTTTAGCCAAGTTAGATGTTAGGTCGCCAAAGATTTGATTTCAACGACTTTAGTATTTTCCAACCGTGTAGCAGCCATCGACATCATGATGTACGCTTGCACAGGCTGTGAACGTTTGTCCTTACGGATCGAAACGTCAAACACCGGATTCACACCAACGGCCAAGCCCATACCAGTGCGTTGGAACGCAAACACACGGCGGTAGCCAGAACCATCGGTTGGGATCAACGTGCTCTTGATGAACTTGAAGCCGACTAAACCGTCGATTTCGCCAGTCACTAAGTTACGTGACGTTACGAAGTCAGCCGATGTAGCTTCCGCAGTTGCGAGCAATTTGCTGTGGTTGACAGGATCCAAAACAACATAACGATCTTCCATCGGGACATCGTTGGAATCCATAATGGCCCCAGCTTCAATCAGTTTGGAAATCGTTAAGTTAGCGTTACCAGAACCCGAACCATAAGCCCAGCTGTTGACAGCAACAACTTGACCAGCAGGCAAGGATGATGTGGTCGAACCAGTTTTACCAGTCAACATGTCAGCGTAGGCCGAGTTGATGATGATACGGTCGATTTGACGTCCGACTTGTGCAGCTTGAGCCATGCTAATCGGGTTAGCAGGATCAATCAACATCTTGGCTTTATCAAAGCTGTCAATGAATTGAGCAAAGTCATAGTCCAGGAGGTCAACGGCGCGACGCTCGAAAGCTGTGTCGTTAACCACAACGTCTCCAAAACGCGATGTAACTTGGTTCATCGTTGGGTTTTGGTTGTAGAGTTCAAAGTAGAAACGTTCGCCAGTTGCGGTTTCGTTCAAGACAAGGTTACGCAACTTTGATTCGCGTTGCTGCGCCATCATCATGACAGAATTACCGTAGTTCTGAATGAACGAGGTAGGTGGGTTTGTGAAAGACATTTACGTCTCCTTTTTGTTAGACAATAGAAAAACAAGGCAAGAGTCACCTTTAGGGTGCGCGTCGCCATACAATAATGTTTTCCGAATTGTCTTAAAGGAGCTACTGGGATCCTTTGGAGGATTGTCCCTGTCCGCTAAGATTCAGCGTTTTAGATTTAGGCGTTGTGGATCCAGGAGCCGGATTGTCCACTTTATCCTTATCATTCTCTAAGAATAGCATAAATACCTTGGCTATGTCAACAACCATTTCAGGCGATCTTTGAGATGCAGCCGGAAGGTGTGTAACATAGTCCAAAGCAAGGCGGAGTGATTCTAGTTTCATTAGCGATCACCCGGAGAAGCAAATTCCCAAAGTTTAGTTTGCAAATCAACGTAATATTGATGTTGCGGGTGGGCTTTGTCCCATGCGGCTTTCTGGTAGTTGGGGTCAGCGTAGAGCGCATTAAGTTGTTGTTTAGCATCAGATGGTGAAATAGGCCCATCTGTTTTCTGACCACCGGGGAGAAGCACGGAGCTTTCGCCTGTTTTATCAGACATTGCTACCAAAAACTTAACCATGCGAGGGTCTTTAAATACTTCTGGATGTTCCGCAATGAAATCCAACGCCCCATCGCCCATATTTTTTTCAACAAGGTTTACCGCAGCGTCCAGCTTGCGGTCCTTAGCCAAGCCAAATTCCTTTGTAATTTCTTCATTCCAAGCTGCAAATTGCTGGTTTTTTTGCTGTTCCACAGCCTCTTGAGCAGCTTTGCTCTGGCCAAAAAAATCTCCTAAAATGCCGTCAACTTGTTTCTGGTTTAACCCCAAGCTATGCAATTTACCCGCCCAATCTTTAAGAGCTTCGGGGGCCGCTGCATCTTTATATGATTCCAGGTTATATTTATCAGGTGATTCAGGGCGGCCAAGCTTTGAATACACCGCATCCCACGCCTCTTGGCTGTCGTCACGGGGGATTGGTAAAACCTGTCCCTTATCCAACCCAACCATTTTGGCTGCGTTAATGTACGATTTCGCCAAATCACCAACGTTATTAAACGGGGCAAACACACCTTCGGAACGAAACTCCTCCGGTAGCATCGAGATAAATGCGTCACGCGGGCTTGGTTCTGGGGCTGCCTGGGCAGCTGCTGGCTCTGTTACTTGTCCTAAATCTTCACTCATAGCTGACCTCCACTTGTTTGTTATCTATTAACTCATTTAATTTGTTTAAATCGTAATTCATCTTGAGCAGCAAGTCAACAACCACTTGGCGTTGACCTTCGCAGAACTCCAAGTCACCTTGGTTACGTTTGTTCATGGGGAATGGTCGCATAACGCGGTACCGCTTGACCAAATCTGCAAGGACAATTTGGCCAGCTTCGGAAGCGAATACTTCTTTGTAGTATTCCAGATATTTTTTAGCAGATAGTTTTTTGGACATGTGACCTCTCAAATCATGCCAGATTCAGACATAGCTCCTGCGACGTTCTTAGCAGTTTTACCGTAGCTTTCAGCAACTTGGGCCTGTTGTGCCATAGCCGCTTGTTGCTGTTGCTGTTCTTTCATTTCCTCGACATCTTCATCCGAACGCAAATACTTTTCCGGCCAAGCGTAGGTGTTACGCAGCTGGTCTTTAAATATTGCATTAGCATCCACAAGCATTGGAACAGACTGATCGAATTGCGCTAACTGCGCCCCAATTGAAAGCCCTTGGAGGACTGTGTTCGCTTGCACAGCGCGTTGGGCAATCGCAATGGGTGAAGTGTATTCTATCGCCAACTCTCGGCCCTGCGCGGAACGCGGGGGGCGGGGAAGGAGGCCGTTATCAATCGCGAGAAACATCGTTCGATTGATGAGTGGCGATAGAAACTCGGAGGCCAGACGTGACAAGATAGGCGATAATTGACGCAAGCTATCCTGTGTCCGTTGATTAACTTCCACCGTGGTCATGCGATCCACTTGCGGCAAGTTCATCCAATCCACGTAAAACATTTTCTGAATAAGTGCACGCTTCTGCTCGATGAGCGCGTCAAAGTAATTAGGCTGAAATCCATTCTGCCAGAACTTAGGTTCGCCCAAATCCGGGTTGTAGAAGTTAATCGAGCCAGGATCCAAACGGAGAGGAAGAATCATTCCTTCTGCTGGGGATAATAAGGGGGGATCAGTATTCTTCGCAGCAGCGCGAGTCATGATCTCAACCATAGTGTTTAATTGCGACGCTTCCGAATAAGCCGCGATACCAGGACCGTAGCCGTAAGCCTCACCAGCACGTTTACTCCAACGCGCAAACATAAAAGGAAAATCATCGAATCCTTCTTCCAGCATCAAATGTTTATTCGTTGCATCAATAAAGCATGACTTATAAGGCTTCTTATCTTTTGCAGCCCCACGCCCGTAATGCTCGTCACGTGGCTCAATCGCTTGCACCACTTCAAACGTAACTGTCTGCCCATCACGATAGGCCTTTGTCACATTCTGGTGCACATTAGCTTCGCCAAAGCGACGGATCATTTCCACAGGACGGTAGGCACGGCAGAGATAAATAATATCATTCTTACCGCTTTCGTTTTCCATCGTGTAGCACGAGCGCAGCTGCTCTGTGTTGAACATGATCTTGCCATCTTTGTACGTAACAGCCATAGCAGCGTTGCCAAATGCGACAATATCCAAGTAAAACTCAAATGCCGCTGTGGCAAATGAGCTTTCAGGAGATGAGAAAATATCAAAGAGGAAGTCAGTGGCGTTATCTAGCCATAAGCGAGCGGCACGGTCCTCGCCGCCTTTGAGCCGGATGTAAGCCCACTTTCCAGCCGGTGGTGTGAGCATACCATGCAACCCACCAGCAAGCTGTTCAGTCGCGTGCATTGCAGTTGAGTCGTATATCTTTTGCGTGCGTCGATCACCAGGTGTGCGCTTGACGGTGAAATCGCGCTTTGGCAGCATAAGATCCGAAACGTTCTGCCACGACGTATCATACGTAGATCTGTCGGACTTCATCTTACCCAGACGGTCCAAATAAGGTTTGACGTTTGATTCCA